AAAACGGAGCAACAGTATATCCTAACGATAAGGATTTTTATTTTAAGAAGAATCCTGAGTGGTATACATTTGATGAAAAAGAGCAGATGTATATATTAGCTGAAGGTGCGCCGCAAGAAGCTGTAAAAAGTTATTTTGACTATCTTGCTGGGGCTATGACAAAACAGTATTAAAATGAACCGCTTACAAACGTAGGCGGTTTTTTATTTGGAAAGGAAAGAACGATGGAAGAGCAGAAATATTGTATTAAGCATAAATTGAGCAACGGTACATATTTGGCCGTTCTTAACAATGGCTGGCGATATGATGGCTCGGTTGTTGTAGAAGCGGATACTGAACGAGAACTTGAATATAAACTTTTACAGGCACGTTATGATGATAGGTGGGTAACGCTGAACGGCAGTCATATTTTAATTGGTGGTACAGGACGTATTAAGTCTGGTGCTGGCGGAAGGTTAAAAGGGCGTATGTTTGGCATGAACTTCTCAGATTATGAGCATGGCAAGAAAAGCAAAAAAGGCAAGAAGCTTATCAGAGTATATAAGCCGATGAAAAAGACAGGTGAGAGTAAAAAAGTAGTTGCAGGCAAAGGCAAGGCAAAAAGCGGTGCTATGCAAATCACGAAGCATGAAGAAGTCAAAAATGCACTTAATAAGGCTGGCTTTAAAGTTGATAACAGTTTTATGACTAAGGTAGATAAAAGTTTAGCAGTTGATAATACTAATCAGCTATTATCACTAGAGCGTAAATTTGGTGTTCTGAAAAATACAAAGGTAACAATAACTGCAGAACGGGAGAGTTCTATTGCAAGCGTGGGAATATTTCCTACCAATCCAGTAGGACAGACATTATATTTCTCGACTAATTATTTTAATTCTAGAGATAAGCTTATAACTACGAATAAAAACTGCCATGTAAAAGATGCTTCTGGGCAAGCATTTCAAATGCCACACGCAGAAGGCAAAGATAGCATTTATGCAATTACTCATGAATATGGACATTTGATTCAAAACATGCTTATAGCGCAACGATTCAGAAAAGATGGTTGGAAAGAGAGCAATCCGGATGCGTTTCTTGATTTTGAGGGCGCCCAAAAAGCGGTGGGTGAATATTACGCCAATGGATATTCATTTGCTAAAGCTAAGGCAGAAGGTCAAGAAGTGTATTTGAAATGGTACAAAGATAGACAAGCTGAAGTTGTTGACCAATGTCGCAAAGAAATAATTGCAATAGCCAAGAAAAACAATAAAAATTTTAAATTGAAAGATAACATCTCTAAATATGGCAGTAAAATCACATTAGTGGGAAAGGAAGAGTTTTTCGCAGAAGTATTCGCTAACTCTCAACTAGGAGCACCGAACGAATTAGGTATAGCAATGCAACAGTGGCTGGTACAGAAAGGATTAGTAATAAATGAATGACGAAAAAATTGTATTAGTGCAACAGCTAAAAGATAAAAGCTATATAGCTGTGCTGAACGATGAATACAGATTTGGTGGCTCTGTGCTGGTAGAAGCAAGCAATGAAGAAGAATTAAATGCTAAAATTAACGCAGCGGTTAAGGTCGATGGAATTTGGCGGTATATTCATGGACATCCTGTATATTTAGAGGGTACTGCCGTAAAAAGAGGACATGCAAGGGTTCGAGGAATGCAAGCAAAAAATGGCAAACTGAGAAAGAACAGAACGCTGGCTGCTACGGCAAAAGTTAATGGTGGTAGTGTTGTTGGCGGTTCTGCAGCATCTAAAGATAATGTTTTGGTGCGTAGCTCAGTAAAAGCGCAGAAAGCATATAACAAAGCAAGAAAAGCTGAGCCTAAAATCACTAAAGACCTTGTGAATATATCCAAAGCATTAAATATGGGTATGACTGGATTAAAATACTCTGTTAAGACTGCAAGCAGTGTAGAAAATAAAATTCGGCGTAAAAACAAAGAAAAGTTGCCGGATTACGCAGTCATTAATAAAATGGGTGACCTTGTGAGATATACTCAGATGGGCAAACATAGCGATTTAGGCAAAAATGCAGTAAAAACCGTTGATGCTCTGAGAAAACGTGGATATAAAGTAACCAAGATTGACAACAAATATCTTGACAAGACTAGCGATTACAAGGGTATCCATCTTGATTGTGTATCTCCTGATGGGCAGAAGTTTGAGTTACAGATACATTCTAAAGAGAGCATGGCAGTAAAGAATAAACTTCATCCGATTTATGAAAAAAGTAGGAATATGAAAGAGGGTTCTCCAGAACGTATTGCGTTAGAGAACCAAATGCGAGAGATTTCTGCTACATTGCCTATGCCTAAAGGTATTGATGAACTGAAAAATTATGAAGAGCGCTGACAAAATACAAAAAATGCGGTAAAATGTAGTTGCGGAGGTGAAGAACATGGAATTTATGATTTGTAATCCTGATGGTTTATGTCGCCGTGGAAGTGGCAGTGGTTACGCCGAATGCTTAAAAGAAGATAAATGGTGTGTAGATGGTTATGCTGCAGGAGCTTTTATGGGTTTTGAAAGTGGAACTCGTATTAGTGAAGAAGAAGCGGTTGAATATATTGTTAAAGAGCATGGATTAGACGAAGAGTCGGCAAAACAAAAACTGACTGAGCAAGGATTAAGCAAAGAAGAGTCAATCAAGTACGTTCAAAAGGTGTTTGGATATAGTCCGAATGTTGCTGCTGAAGCGTTGGGAATTAACGAAAAATAACACTGACAAAACACTTATAATGCGATAAAATATAAGTGTAAGAGGTGATTGTATTGGCGAAAATCAATAGTGCGATTCAGTTTGCGACGATGCAACATGGAACACAGAAGCGAAAAGGCAAAGAAGTGCCGTATATTGTACATCCGCTGGAGGTAATGGAAATTCTGTACCGAATGGGTGCAGATGAAAACCTGCTTGTAGCCGGAATCCTGCATGATGTGGTCGAAGATACGGCAGTAAAGATTGCAGACATCAGAGAGTATTTTGGAGATGATGTTGCAGAGCTTGTAGCGGCTCATACAGAAGATAAAAGTGAGCCGTGGGAAGTACGCAAGGCTAAAGACTGTAATGAGCTTAGAACAGCTCCCAGACGCGTTCAGATGCTTGTGTTGGCTGATAAGCTGTCCAACATCAGAGAGATGAAACAAGACTTATCTGTTGTCGGCAACGATTTGTGGAAACGTTTTAACAGAAGCAAAGAGAAACAGGCATGGTACTACAAACTAGGCGTTGAGTGTCTGAGTGCAATGGACGATGACACAAAAACACAATGGGCATATAGAGAGTTTAAACAGACAGTAGAAAATGTATTTTGAGGTGCTTTTTCAAAGTGCCTCTTTTTTATTGGAAAGAGGTGCTGACAAAACATGGAAAGCGCGGTAAAATATAATTGTAAGATAGCTTGTTATGCTGTTACAAGAGCTGACGGCGATGTATGGTATATCCCAGAACTGGGGCTGAAACTCAGTCAAGAGCGCATGGATGCGTTCACAAAGATGAAAGCTGCAGTACCTACGCTGAATGGCGGACGTTGGGTAACGATGCCTAACGGTGCGAGGGTATTCATTAGACCAGGATTTATCAGCGTAGGCGTGAGGAAAGAGCCTAAAGCAAGCGCAAAAGGTTACAACAGACTTACGATGAAAGATTTTAAGACGTTAGCTGTTGCAAAAGACCATATTGAAAAGCATGTAAAGAGGTTCAGAGAATACCGAACTGCTAAAGCATATATAAAAAGAGCGATAAAGTTGGCACAAACTCCTGTTGGTGGCGATGTTATAGGATATGCACGCAAAGATGGTACGAGTTTTGTAAGGTATAATAAAGCTACAAATGATTATGTAATAGCTAAAGTTGGCTCGCGTGGTGGCATAGTAACAATGTTTAAGCCTAGACGTGGAGAATCGTATTATTTGGATAATATGAAAAAGGATGGAATAAGACAATGAAATGTCCAGTATGTGGGAAACACGAATTTGGAGTAGATGAAGATTATTATTTTTGCCCTGTTTGCGGTTGGGTGAATGACCCGGTGCAATGTGATGATTATGATTATTGGGGTGGGGCAAATGATTTAAGTGTTAATCAAGCAAGAGAAGCTTACAAAGCTGGCAAAAAGGTATATTGAGAAAAATTGAAAGTATACTTTCGGAAAATGGTGCAATTTCCATAAGTATACTTTCAATTTTTCGGATGGCACACGTTAAGTGTGCTTTTTTAGTGCAGAAAAGGGGGTATAGCAATGCTGGAGTATATGGCAAAATACTGTGACAGCATACGTTGTGATGAAGACGGCGTATATGTGGCAGTATTAAAGCCTGAGTACGCAGTAGATGGTTTGCGTGTCATAAAATGTGATAATGCGACAGGCGACGTAAGAAATGACAGGTGGGTGACTATCAATGGTGCTCATGTACTGATTGGCAGAGATGGACGTATTGCTGGCGGTATGGGTGGTAAACTGAACGGCAAGAAGTTCGGTTCGTGGTTCGGTTTTGGTAAGCACAGAGCAATGAAACTGCCTAAGAGTTTTGGTACAGGTCGCGCGTCGAAGATGATGGAACGTGATGCCAATGGCAACTATGTTAAAGTCAAAGGTAAAAAGGTTGCTTTAAAAGTGCCTAAAGGTGCATTGAGAAGCAGAGAACTACCGCCCAAGATGCGTACTACAATCAATGTATTGAACAGAGAGCGTGCTGGCAAGCGGTTTACACAAGGATTTAGAAACAATATTGTTGATGCTTTTGAGAATGCACCTAAGGGGACGCAAATCAGAGTAGGTACAAAGCTAGTTGAGCGAACAGATAGAGGTTGGACGCATAAAGGCAAGGAAGTAAGCGTAAATACTATGGCCAACATGGCGATGATGGGCGAACATATCTATGTTGAGAAATATCCTAAACGCCAAAAGTTTGAATTTGACAAAACGCCGCCTAAGCAGGAAACAGGTGCATACAATCCTAACAAGCTTGTTGACATCCGCACAAAGGGTGACAGATACGAGAATTACCACGCTCCTGCAGATGCGCTTATGACTAATACCAAGAACTGGAAGAATCCGCCGACAGTAGCACAGCTGTTAAGACGCAGGAAAGCGATTAAGGCGGCCAAAGAGTTTGCCAATACTGAGAACTACGAAGCAGTAAGCAATAACAGAACGGCAAAAGGCAAGCAGATGAACAGACAGCTTGAATACTTTATTGACCATTCGCCAAGACATACAGGCACAATCCATAGAGCTGTTGATGTGAGTGCGGCGGAGTTTAGCAAGTATCAAAAGCTGATTGAAAAGGGCAGTGCGTTTGGCACTAATTCTGTTACAAGTTGGTCGAGTAATCCTCAGACAACAGGCGGTGCTAATACAGATAAGCCATTCAAAATCATCTTCACGAAAAAAGACGGATTCAGAAAGAGTGCTTCTGTAAATGATTTTGCTGCAAACCAATCCGACGGAGAAGTCATTGTATCCAAAAGCACTAGCATGCGTGTGAAACGTGTGCTTATGGCAGGTCCGGGATATATGCAGGTAGAGGTTGAAGAAGTTTAGTGCTGACAAAGCCTTGAAAGTGCGGTATATTATAAGTGTGAGGTGATAATATGGGTAGACGATTAACACTTGCTGAGCGTTGGGCGATTGACAGTAAAAAGCCTATGGGCGGTTATGTGTTTGAAGGTACACCAGAGTACTCAGAACGTGAAAAAGAAGTACAAGAATTAAACGAATGGCTGAAAAGTCAAAGAGATGAAAACGAAGAAGATTAAGGCGTTTGCGTTTTGCAGACGCTTTTTCTTTTACAAGGAGATTGACATGATAAATAATGTAGAGCGGTACTGCGTTTGCATACGTCAAGACAGTGACGGAGCATATATAGCAGTACTAAAGCCTGAATATGCTGTTGACGGCATGAGGGTTCTCAAATCTGATGGGTTGAGAACAGATAGATGGGTAACAATTAATGGTGCTCACGTGATGATTGGTAAGGGTGGCGTTGTTACAGGCGGCGCAGGTGGCAGATTTAATGGCAAAAAGATTAGTGATTTTGCTGGAAAGAAAAAAAGAAAACTGTCTGCATATAAGGGCGCACCGGGCAAGGTAAAAGGAGAGCCTAATAAGGCTCAGACAAATTCGAAAAAAACGTCTTTGCAAAACTTGAAATCGTTACCTAAATTCGCTGATAAAGGCAAAGAAAACAAATATAAACTACCATCATCTTTGATGCCTAAAAAAGGGGATAAACCGTTACCTAAGTTTGTTGATAAAAACAAAGAAATCGAGTATAAATTTCCTGATGCAACCAAAGAAGAAAATAGTAATACAAAATGGCGACAGCGTATGAAACAAATGCCGATACGCAGACCTGAAGAACGTGGTTATTTAACTAAAGAACAACTGGAAAAAGCAATAGAAAAAGCTCAGAAATATCATCCCAAAGATGATTTTTATTATTAAAATCTGGTTTAAAGTGCCTATTCAGATAGTCGCTTTTAATATGCACCTGTAATGGGTGTTTTTTTATGTCCAAATTTGCGAAGATAGGAGGTGAGAACATGGAAAATGTACAACGTTATGAAAGAATGGACAGCTGTTGTATTGTAGGCGAAGCTGTCAAAGACTCAGATGGTTTTTTAAGGGATTCCCCTATTGTCGCAAGGACAGGTATTTACACATATCTTAATCCCGACAAGACCATTAGGCGTGAGTATAGACCGCCAGAGGAAGTGTTCAGTGAGAACAGCCTTGCAACATTTAGGGGCAAGCCTATCACTGTAGGACATCCTAGTGCTGGTAAAGTTACGCCGGAAACTGCAAAGAAGTTGAGCATCGGCTCGATTTTGTCAGAGGGTTATCCTAAAGAATTAAGCGAAGGCCGTAAGTATGTTGGTTGCGACATTGTATTGTTTGCACCGCAGGAAATCGGTGACGCAAGAGAATTATCTTTAGGCTACCGCTGCGATGTTGAGGAAAAACCGGGCGTTACTGCCAATGGTGAGCCTTATGACGCTATTCAGCGCAACATCCGTATCAATCATCTTGCTGTTGTCAAAAAGGCAAGGGCAGGCATGAAAGCTCGCCTTAATTGTGATGGCGACGAATGTTATCCAGAAGATTATCATGAAGAAGAAAGGGAGATTCCAAAAATGAGCAAATTTAGAATTGATGGCATTGAGTACGAACTGCAAGATTCCGTAATCAGCCATATTTCCACACTGCAAAGCAAATGTGATGCTGCAGAGAGCAATCTGCTGGCAATGAAAACTGTTCTCAAATCCAAAGAGGATGAACTGAACGCACAGGTTGACGGTGCATCTGAGCTGGCGGCACGTTGCGATGCTCTTGAGAAAGAAAACGAAGAGCTGAACGCAGAAAACGAAGAGCTGGCAGAAGAAAATGAAGCGCGTGGCAAAGAGCTTGACAAAGCTACCGCTGATAACGAGGAAAACATCAAGAAACTTGACGATGCTACCAAGCGTTATGAAGATGCCAAAAAGAAATGTGACGAACTGAACAAAAAGGCTGAGAAAGCTGCAAAAGACCTTGAAACTGCTACCGCAGAACGCGACAAACTGCAAGCTGCGTTGGATGCTGAAAAGGAAAATACCGAAAAAGCAGTAAACGATGCAAAAGAGCAGGCTAAGGCAGAAGTAAAAGAACGTGCTGAGCTGGAACAGTTGGCAGACAAAGCTAAAGTTGCTGATGCTGATAAACTGGACAACAAAGCATTGAAAGAAGCTATCATCAAGGCAAAACGCCCGAACTTTACTGCTGAGGGTAAGACTGATGCTTATCTGGATGCAGCGTTCGACTTGACCAAAGAGCAGATGCGTGGCGACAGCATGAGTGACCAGATGCGTAAGGCTTTTGGCACACAGCAACGTCAAGACAGTGCAGATACTGCAAAAGATGCTCAGAAGAAAATGATGGACAGACTGCGTAACGCTTACAACGGCGAAGATACCAAGTTTTAAGGAAGAGGTGAACTGATATGCAGAAAAATTATAGTCAAGAGATGCAGCCCGCTATTGTCGGTATGTTGGCTGATACAACTTTCAAAACAACTGACAGCTATCATGTTGAGGATGAAAAAGGCGTTAATGCTGGCGTTCCTGTTATCCCCGGCACTGATGCAGGCACACAGGTAAAGGCTTGTGGCGCAGATGACGGTGCAAAGGTTATCGGCGTTACCATGTTCGTACACAAACAGCTGACTGACGGCGAAAACTACTATGACAAAGGCTATGTAGTACCTGTAGTCACAAAAGGCCGTGTATGGGTTGCAGTTGATGGTGATGTTGTCGCTCAGACTGCGGCTAAGTACGATGCTACCAAGAACGTTTGGAGTGCAGCTGGTACTGTTGAAGTAGCAAATGCTAAATTTATCACTGCTAATACTCAGGGTATGGCAGTAGTACAAATCGGTTAATTTTAGGAAGGTGAGATAATGGAAAACATGCGTTATGATGAACAAGATATGCGTGCTATTGTAAGCACAGGTTTGCTGAACAACGATGCGGCAGACAGTGAATCCGTATTCTTTGCCCAACAGCTGGAGTACATCAAATCCAAGACTTATGACGAAAAACTTGCTAATCTGAATGCTGCGAAACTGTTCCCTGTATCTACAGAAGCAGACGCTGGCGCAGAATCTATCTCTTACGAGAGCTATGGCATGGTTGGTATTGCTAAACTGATTGCAAGCTATGCTGATGACCTGCCACGTGCAGACGTAAAAGGCACTAAAGTAACAGTTGATATTTTCTCTGCTGGTACTTCTTATGGTTATTCTACCCAAGATATCCGTGCCGCTAAGATGAAAGGTTTACCGCTGAATGCACGTAGAGCACTGAGCGCGCGCCGTGCAAACGATACTCTGATTAACAAGATTGCTTTCAAAGGCGATAAAGACGGCAAGATTGTAGGTATTCTGGACAATCCTAACATCACTACCGCAGTAGTAAAAGCTGACGGCACAAGCAATTCTACCAAATGGGCAGATAAAACTCCTGCTCAGATTCTGCGTGACCTTAACGATGCAGTATCTGGTATTGTTGATTTGACCAACGGCGTGGAGATTCCCGATACTATCGTACTGCCGATTAAACAATACAACTACATTGCTAACACTATTGTTCCCGATACCAGTGGCGAATCTATTCTGACCAACTTCAAGAAAAACAATCAGTACATCAAGAATGTTGTATCTGCTGTTGAGATGAAAGGTGCAGGCTCTGGCGGTGAAGATGTTGGCTTGATTTATCGCAAAGATATTGACGCAGTATCTCTGGAAATTCCGATGGCGTTTACTCAATATGCACCGCAGGCACGCAATCTTGAATTTGTTGTACCTTGCGAGAGCCGTACCGCTGGCGTTATCGTATATTATCCGTTGTCTATGTCTAAAATGGTAGGCATCTGATTTAGTTTATTTTGCCCCCTTGTATAAGGGGGCTTTTTTATTTGCAGGAGGCAGTACACAATGATTATTAAAAACAATACAGTAGGCGTAATTAATATCGACAACAAACACATTCTTCCCCAACAGGCAGTAAAGGTCGATGACGTAAACAAGAAACATCCTGTTATTGCACGTATGATTAAAAACGGACAATTAGTAGAAGTTGCGGAATCCGTGGAGAAACCGGAAAAAGAAGCAGAAGTTGCTACACTTGAAGATTTTGCTGCGTTTATGGGCACAAAACCTACTCCCACACGTATCAAAAACTTTGCTAAGAAACATGGTATTGAGATGGGTGACGCAAAAACCGAGGAAGAAATGGTTGCAGTCATCAAGGCTTGCCTGACCACGGCTGAATAATTATGGGTGCTCCTTGCGGTTGCAGATATACGGCAGATGAAGAAGAAGAAAAGATTTTTCGTCTAATCCGTATGCTTGCGCCAGATTTAGATGACGTGTCGGACAGTGTAATCATGGTGCTTATTGATATCAACAAACACTATGTATCCAAAGAAAAATTTAAAAGCTTTTACTATGAAGCTGTAGCGTATCTTGTAGCACATAAAGCCGTATTGCATCAGTCTATTGCATCTGAGGGCGCAGGCTCTAATGCGTTGGTCGGTGGCATTACAAGTGAGCATGAGGGTGACTTGTCGCGTTCCTATGGTTCTGGTGGCAGTGGTACAAGGGGTTATACAGATACGTTTGATAAGACGTTGTATGGACTTGAATTCAAGCGTATACGTGATATGTGTATCGTACCTGTTGCGACAAGGTTTTTCGGATGAATACGTTTGACAAGTTTTTCAATGAGATTGCACGGATGAAGAACATGGAAATCAGTGTTGGTGTGTTTGGAGAAGAAGCGGCTGAAGTTGCTTTCTATAATGAATTCGGCACAAAACACATTCCGGCAAGAAGCTTTATCCGTTCAACGATTGCAGAACATCAAAGAGATATTGCTGAGTGCTATGCAAGCAATTTCCAAAGAACTAATGATGCAAAGGCAGCAGCTGCTTTGACAAGTACTTATATTGAAAATCTCATAAAGGCGAAAATTGCAAGCGGTAATTTTACACCGAATGCGCCGTCTACAGTCAAGAAAAAAGGCAGAAATCAACCGCTGATTGACACAGGAAGAATGATGAACTCTGTTAAGGGGGTAGTCAGATGAAGAGCAGTTTTCGCAGACCGCTTGAAATATATAGGCTGGGCAAAGCTGAGCTTATGGAAAATGGCTTGTTTTCTGAGCCGTCGCAGACAAGATTTACTATTGAAGCATCTGTACAACAGCTAAGACCTGACGCAATGCAGGCGTTACCTGAGGGGCGCAGAGGTTGCAGAGCCGTAAAAGTGTATTCTGATGACCAACTGCACATGCCTAATCAGATGACAGGACAGCAGGCAGACAGGTTTATGTGGTTGGGGGTATGGTTTGAGGTGGTTGCGTCAGATTGGTATCAGAACAACGTCATAAGCCATTACAGGGCATATGCAACGGAGATAGCAGGACATTGAGTACACGTCAGAGAGTGCTTGAATACTTTGTGTACCAGCTAAAAAAATACACGGATTGGCCAGTCATACAGGCGAAACAGAATTATGCAGTGGAATTTCCTAAATGCATCATAGTTGACCTTATGGCAGAGCGCGGTTTGGGTGATATGGAGCTGTGGGACAAAGAAAAAGAGCTTGTATACGTCGCAGGATTGCGGCAGGCAACGTTAAATGTGCAAGCCTATGGGAATGGTAGCGTGGAGCTTTTAGGCGATTTGTGGGGCTTTTTTGAACGTCCTACGGTGGTTGACGAATTCCAGACTGCCAACATTGCAGTGAACGTGCCGGGTGACGTACAAGACCTTACTAATGTTCTGGACAACAGGAAGTATCTTGAACGTGCAAGCATTGACCTCACAATATCATATGACAGATGTGTTGTGGATAGCCCAGAATGGTTTGAGATGATTTATGTTGATGCTGTTCTAAAGACTTCTGACAACACCAAAGAAAAGACAGATGAAAAAATCAAAATATATACAGATATAAAATTTGAGGAAGGAGCTAACAATGGCTAACATTGACAGAATCGTTAAATGCGATGTGAGTCTGAATACTGCTGGCGTATCGAGCGAGGGTTTCAGCACGATGATTGTAATCGGTCCCCACGCTTATACAACTACAAGGGTATTGAGTGTGACCGATAGTGACGAACTGCTGGAGCTTGGCTTTAACAGCAAAGATGCAATCTATGTTGCAGTAAATGATGCGTTCAGCCAGACACCTAAACCTAGCGTAGTAAAAGTGGGCAGACTGCAATGTGATACAGTAAAAGTGGGCATTGTAGGCAAACCGACAAAAGGCATGGAATATAAATTCTCTATTGAAAGCATTGATGACAATGGAGATGCAGTTTCTTATCCGTGCAGTTACACAGCAAATGACAGTGACAGCGAAGAAGCAGTGTTATCTGGATTAGTCAGTGCTGTTACTACTAACAGTGGCGCAAGTGCAAAATACACAGCGTCTGTTGTTGATACAAACATTGTTGTCAAGTGTAATGACCCGGCACACAGTTTTTATATTAAGCCTAATGGTTTGATGAAAGTAACTGCATGTGAGCAGACGGCATCCGTTGACCTTGCAACTAATATGTCGCTTATCACTGCCGCTGATAATGATTTCTATGGTATTTGCTATGTAAACCGTGACCCGGACGCAGTAATGGAGATGGCAGAGTGGGCAGAATCCCATACTAAATTGTTTGGTACTGCTACAAGTGCAGACGGAGCAAAGAATCCTGAGGTAGAAACCGATATCGGCAGTAAGTTGAAAAACGGCAATTATTACAGAACTTTTTGGTTCTATCATAAAGATGCAGCAACAGACTACCCAGACGCAGGCGTTATGGCAAGATGCTTTGCAGTACTGCCGGGCGGTGAAACTTGGGCAAACAAGCGTCTTGCTGGCGTTACTACCGACAAACTGACCGAGGGTGAATATAAAGCAATTACTGATAAGAATGGTAATACTTTTGAGCCGTTCCGCAACATTACTATTACACAAAACGGCAAAGTTGCTGGCGGTGAATGGATTGATGTTATCCGTTTCCGTGACTGGTTGGTAGAAACTATTCAGACAGAAGTATTCAGCGTAATGATTAACCGAGATAAGTTGCCGTATACAGACGCTGGCATTGCTATTGTCGAGAACACAATCAATGCAGTATTGGAGCTGGGGCAGACACGTGGCGGTATTGCACCGACTGAGTTTGACGAAGATGGCAATAGGAATTTAGGTTATAGCATCTCTGTACCGAAAGCATCCAGCATTAGTGCCAACGTAAAGGCACAGCGTGTGCTGAGAGATGTCAAATTCACTGCAAGGCTGGCAGGTGCTATCCATGCAGTAGAGATTAAAGGTTCTCTTACTTATGAGAATCTTACTGAACTTGCATAAGGGGGTTAAGATATGGCAGGCGTAAAGACATATGACCCGAAGAAAGTTATCGTTGTGTTTGGCTCAGTGAATATCACAGGTTTTGACGAAGGCACTTTTGTGCAGATTGAAACGCAAGGCGATGGCACTACCGCTGTTGTTGGTTGCGACCAGGAAGTAGTACGTTCCATTTCGCCGCAAAGCATTTTAAAGAAAATCGTTATTACCTTGTTACAGTCATCTGACAGCAACGATAAGTTATCGAGCATTCAAGACTCTGATAATCAGTCTGGCAACGGCGTTAAAGCGTTGTCTATCAAAGATTTGAGCGGACGTACATTGCTGAAATCAAGCTCTGCATGGATTGTAAAGAAACCGCAGGTGCAACGTGGCAGAAGTGCTGGCGATGGCAAATGTGCGTGGGAGTTTTTGGCAGTTGTGCCTGATGACCAATTCGTTGTAGGTGGACACACCTAATCTGACTAGGGGGAGCAATAATGTTAGAAGTCAACGTAAAGAATAAAGAGATAGGCGGACGCACATATTACGTAAGAGCTATGCCTCCGATGATGGCGTTAGGTCTTTTAGGTGATTTGCAATCAGTTGTCACAGGTGCTTTGGGCAAAAGTGCTGAGAACACCGAAGATGTTACAAATCCTAACATCAATTTAGGCGAGATGATTGCAGGGATTGGTGGTAATCTGCGTGGTGCTGAGCTGATGGCATACGCAGACCGCATTCTGAACAAAACCTATGTCAGTGTAGAGATTGTTACAGAACGTGGCACTGATGTTGTTCCGCTGGACAAAAACTATCAGGAAGAGATGTTTACCGGGCATATCATGAATATGTTAGAGCTTATGTGGTTCGTATTGGAGGTAAACTATAAGGATTTTTTCGACTCAATGCCAAACCTGTCTGGGATTGTAGCATCAATCGCCCAGAAATAAATTGCCCCGGCATTCTTTGTGACGAAGTCAGCAGAGAGATGTTTATTTGGCGACCTGTAATTGCAAAAGTAGTATCCATACAGGACGTTAAAACAGGTGTAGTAACGCTGGCAGATTTGGTTAAAATCAACGCTATACTTGATATGAAGTCAGATATGGAATACTACTTTAGCAAAAAGGACGGTGAATATTGATGCTTTTGCAGGAACTTGTTACGGCGATTAGATTTAACGTCGACAATATCAGCTCTGTAGATAATGTTATTGAAAAATTGCAGAGAATACAGGCGATAGGAGCACAAATGAGTGCGTCGGATATAAACGACCCTAGACTTATCAAACTAGCTGAACAGCTTCAAAGATTAAGTAAAGAAGTTGGCATTATGATTGATGATATAGGCGAATCGTTTGCAAATGCGTTCAGCAAAGTTGATTTGGACTCTGCTGGTGGACTTGATTCGGCTATTAGTCTGTTAGAAGGAGCTGGTAATCAAGCAAGAAAACTGCAGGCAGAGTTGGATAAGTTGGGCATGGAATCTTTCGAAAAGATACAGGAAGATGCACTTCAAATAGGTGATACATCCGCACTTGATGAACTTGTTGCCAAATACACACAGCTTGTAACACTGAAAAAATCCATAGCATACAAAGAAGAAAAGGGCATAGATTACTCCAAAGAGCTTGCGGAGCTGGGGAAGCTTAATCAAGAGATTAGCAAGTTTGGGAAAGACGTAGAAACAAAAAAGAAATCTCACATATTTGATGACGCTATATCTCAAACAAAACAGCTAAGCACAGAGATAAAGAAAGCGAAAACGCAATCTAATAATCTTAACAATTCCCGACAGGGTGTATTCAGTAGATTCTTTGCAGGTTTACAAAACAGCAGGTTAGGTACGTTTATCCAACAGCTTAACACAAGCAATGATTTGCTTGGCATAATGCAAGGAACTATGGGTAGATTGGTAGGTCCATTGGCGGCGTTTGCTGGAATATCGTTCAGCATTCATAGCTACATTGCCATGTCTGACCAATTGAAAACAATTGAAGGACAAATCAAGAACGTAGTAAAAAGTGGCAAAGAAACTAAACGTGTAGAAGAAGAAATCTATGCAATGGCAGGACGTTCACGTCAAAGCTATGCTGAATCTGCGAATTTGTTTACATCTGTTGCAAGAAATGCAAGCGAGCTTGGCAAAAGTACCGATGATATTCTGAAATTCACCGAGGACGTTTCTAATGCAATGTTGTTGGGTGGCGGCAGTGCTGCATCGCAACAAGCAGCATTGATACAGTTAGGACAGGCGTTAGGTTCTGGCACATTACGTGGCGACGAATTGAACTCCATCATGGAACAAGCCCCTAAGTTAGCTGAAACCATTGCAAAAGGTATGGGTACAACGATAGGTAGTTTACGTAAACTTGGTTCTGAGGGCAAATTGACAGCTAAAGATGTATTTGAAGCAGTACGTAAACAGTCTGACTCTCTGAAAAAAGATTTGGGTAATATGCCGTGGACAGTAGCACAGGCGACAAACAGAATCAGAGATTCTGTAGCTCAATTATTCTTTGCTATTGAAAACAAATTTGGATTTGGCGATAAAATGGCGAGAGTAATTGCGACAATTGCTGACCAAGTGGATAAACTGACTGTAAAGGTCAATGCTATCGACATGAGCACGTGGACACCTTTTCTTATTACGGCAGGTATTTATGCGAGTGTATTATATATGTGGTTGCACAGAACAGTAATACAATCAGCAATAATTACAGGTTTTAATTTGCTTGGTGGAGCTGTGCGTGGCGTTGGCGCAGCTATTAGAGGTACTATTGGTATGCTCGGTGCCCTAAAGACAGCTTATGCTGTTATGCGAGCTGTATCGTTGAGAACTGCGCTTGCAATGGCTGCTCATTGGCTTATAGCAACTGCACCTGCGGCGTTGGTAGTTGCCGCTATCGTGCTTATCATCCTTCTCATTCAAGATGTTTACATCTGGATGAAAGGTGGCGACAGTGTAATGGGCAGAATGTTTGGTTCGTGGGATGATATGTGCAAGAAAATGGCAGGTTCTTGGCTTGATTTTGGCAAAACATTCAAGGATTGGTGCAAAAAAGATGCAGTTTCTGCAATCAAAGACCTTTTGGGTTGGATTGGCAACTTGATAGTGGCATTCACAGGATTGAAGTACTTGTTTGATAATGCGAAAAAACCGGGTGTACCGCTTTTTGAGAAATGGTTCGGTAAAGATACATTTAGCTCATTAAATCAACCTATGTCTAATGTTATAGACAGTGATTGGTACAAGAAAAATGTTCTTGGAAGAGATGTTTCAACTGGTGGACGCAATATAAACAATTCTGGCAATCAGACAGTCAACAATTATTGGACGTTTAGCGGCATGTCCGCCGAAGAAAGTGCGAAATATGCAAACGATATGAACAATAAAGTTGTGTTTGGTGGTTGGAATCCGACTTTTGGCGAATTTGCCCCATGATAAAGCGAGGTGCTATATGTTAGGTGAAATAATCAGCTCGGTTACTAATATGTGTGCTTCTAAATCTCCAACAATCATAGGCAAAGCTAAAGAGCCTGCGTTTAGTGGGTATATCAGTGAAGCAGGAGCGCTGGGGAACAAAAGCAACAGTGAGTTGTTTGCTGGTATTGGCAATAATGTTTTGAACAATGCCATAGGCGGTGCAGTAAACGATGATGGTACATACAACGGACAGGCTATTGGTGATGCCGTCGGTAATGTACTTGGTGTTGGCGGTTCTGTTGGTTCTGCCGTAGGCGGTATGTTAGCAAGCAAGTATCAGAAAAAATCAAGTACAGTATCGTTGAAGGTTGATATTGTCAAGACTATTGACTATCAGTATGAGCAGGAAGTAGCTACGCATCCTGTAGAAACAGGCTTTGAGATACAGGACAACGTAGTAAACAAACCACTGAAAGTCAGTATGACAATAGGTGTATCAAGCAGCCCTGTTACATGGAAAACTAATGGTAAAGGCGAATGGAAATTTAAGAATGCTTATGACGCACTTGTAGCTATAAGAGATGCAAAACAGCCTGTTACCATTACAAGACCTAACATGATACTATCTGACATGATGATGACAAGTTGCAAGTTGACAAAATCACAGGAAAGTTTGTCTGTTATTGGTGTAGAGGTCAGCTTTGTGAAAATCGTCAAGGTGACTACAGAAACAGTAGAGATTCCCAAAGGCATTGTAGATGCTGCAGCAAAAGAAAAAGCCGCTGAAACTGCAAAGGCAGGCGGTGCGGCTGGTAAAAGTGCTGTTGGAGCGGCTGGCGCAGCAGGAAGTGCTGGTTTAGGTGATATGGTAAAAGATGAAGTTGAAAGCTCTTTAAGTGTACTAAATCCGTATTTGAGCGGGAACAAGAGCGTGTTGGCTGGAGTTGTTGATGGTGCAACAAGTTTAGTCGGAGGGAAAAAATAATGGAAATTATTACATTCAATGATGATAACGATGTGGTATCGAGCGTAACATTAGACGGAACACTATATAAGTTTCGTATGTTATGGAATCCCGACGGCTATTTTTGGACACTTCACTTGTGGGACAAACACGATAATCCCTTGCTTACTAATGTAAAGGTAGTGCCAAACTTTCCGCTTCTGTTTAACAAGCATTGCTTTAACATTCCTAAAGGCGAGTTTTTTGTAGCTACCAAACAAAAAGTAATTGACCGAGATGCGTTTGCGGATGGACGTGCTGCACTTGTGTATTTGACGGAGGAAGAATATTACAATGGCACAGTTTGACAGAATATATAAGCTCACAATCGGCGTACAGGGCAGTGATGGCTTTGTATTGGAGGGTAAGCCGTACAGCGATGGGCTGAATATATCTTTTTCCATAGGCAAAGACTTGTCACAGCAGACAAACAAGGCTGAAATAAAAATCTATAACTTATCTGACGCTACCGCCAAAAAGATAGAAAAAGATGACAGTATTATTATTTTAGAGGTTGGATATAGTGAAGATATGGGTTTGAAGCGTATCTTCGTTGGCTATATCACAGAAATAAAGACAACTTTTTCAAATGGGGAACGTACAACAGAGATTTCAGCCAGCGATGGGCAGATAGCCATACGCAACTGTATAGTATCTTTATCCTATGCTGAAAATGTAAGTCGCAAAAAGGTTATAGACGATGTGGCGCAGGAAATGGGACTGGTTGTAAACTACGCAGAGGATTGCGAGTTTTCGTCTTTTGCTAATGGTTTTTCTTTTGTAGGTACAGGCAAAAGCTGCTTAGACAAGGCTTGTGCTGGCTCAGACTTATCATGGAGCATACAGAACAACATGATACAGGTTATAAAGGCTGGCGGTACAACTAAAGTCGAAGCAGTCAAGCTGAGTGCTGCAAGCGGACTGATTGGCAGTGTTGAGAGCGTTGTCAAAGCATCGTTCATCGTTGCCAAAGAGAATGCTGGGAACAGCAAGAATGCCAACAAGCGAAAAAGCAGAAAACAGGGATACAGACTCAAATGTCTGTTGCAGCCTACAGTTTCTCCCGGTGATTTGGTGTATGTAGATAGCAGGCTTGCCAAAGGCTGGTTCAAATGCGACAAACTGACACATAATGGTGAATACATGGGTGGTAATTGGTATACGGAAATGGAAATCCATGAAATCGTTGAACAGGAGAGCAAAAAATGACAGGTAATGACATAGCACAGAACATCGAAGATATGATAAGCAACGGCATAAGCGGTATTCATACTGCGTGTCCTGCTACCATACTTTCTTTTGATGCTGGAACGTGCATAGCAACAGTAAAGCCGTTGATGTCATATTATAAAAGTGACGGCACTACAATAGATTATCCTGTTGTGGGGGGCGTTCCTGTATTTATGCCCCATGCAGGCAATGCACAGATAACTTATCCTGTAAAGGCTGGCGATGGTTGTCTTTTGGTTTTTGCAGAGCGTTCGACGGATGAATGGATTGGTAAGGGCAATAAAGATAATCATGACCCACGAAGATATGATTTGACAGATGCGTTCTGTTTTGTAGGTATGCGTCCTACACAGTCAATATCTGCTGAGAATGTAGAGCTTATCAATAATGGTACGTTGGTAAGTGTGACACCTGATAACACAGTTAATATTATCGGCAATGTAAACATCAAAGGCAATGTCAGCATACAGGGTAACTACTCTTGCAGTGGTACAAGCCGTATGAGCGGCAAGATAGCGTGTGACAGTGATATTACGGCTGGCAGTATAAGCGTACAGAATCATACGCATACAGGCGTACATGGAGAAACAAGTTCTGCTCATTAAAAATGGGGTGATAGCATGGTAGTATTTTTGGTTTTGGCGATTATTTTGTTAGGGGTATTTGTGTGTGTTGATAATCCCAAATGCCCGGAATGTGGAACGAGAATGGAAGGACCGTTTGAAGATTTTAAAGACGGTGTTTGGCATGACATTTATTGTTGTCCACACTGCCGTAAGGAGTGGTTCTGATGCTGGATTTTGCATTGAATGCAAAAACGCATGATTTGATTATTGCTGATGGTGATTTGATTGCTATTGATAATGCAGAACGTGTGGCACAGCAGATAAAGATACAGCTTTTGACGTGGTTGGGGGAGTGGTTCTTGGATATAACGCACGGAGTGCCATACCTTGACTATATCCTTGTTAAAAATCCCAACATAGAGCTTGCACGCTCAATTTTTAAAGAGCAGATTATGAAAGTCGATGATGTGGATGATGTTACATCATTGGAGATATACTATAACGCTACCGAACGCACTATGGCAGTAGAGTATGAAGCATCTACGTCCTATGGTTTGGTTACGAGAAAGGAGAAACTGTGCTATGGCGATACGTGATGATACACAGTATGGAGTTACACCTAACGGCTTTGTCAGAATGAGATTACCTGAGATACGCAAGAATCTGTTTGACAGGCTGGATGCAAAGCTGGGAGTATCCGTAAGCCGGAAACCGAACAGTGTTATCGGCGTGCTGGTAGGTTTGATAGCAGAGGAATCAGACAGACAGTGGGAACTTGCAGAGTATGATTACTATGCACGTTCGCCTGTAAGTGCTGATGAAGGCAGTATCGACAATACTATTATTTATAGCGGCGTTATGCGTAAACAGGCTGAATCAACTTATCTGTATCTTATTTGTTATGGTGTTAATAATATGGTTCTGCCGTCAAACTGCCAAGTGAAAGGTACGGATGATGAAAAATACGATATTGTTTCAACAAGTACAATAAGCCTTAACAACGCCGTAAACGTATCTCTGCGCATTGAAAATGTTAAGGCAGGAGAGTTATATTCATTTCTGCTGAACAGCTCTGTAAGGGCAAGTTATGTGGCTCAGAGGGGCGATGTTGCTACAACGATATACGCAAGGCTGATAGCACAGATTGCGGACAGTGATTGGAATGGCAGCGTTGACAACAACGGAAATCTGGTGTTAAGCCAAAAAGACAGAAGATATGGTGGCAGGGTAGTTCCTACGGAAAACATGGAAGTTGTGGAAGTAGGCAGCCCTGTCATTTTTATTGCTGAAAACACAGGTCCTTTAGACCCGGAGATTGGCAGTATCACAGAAATCAATACTATTTATGATGGCTGGACACGTTGTAGCAATGAAACGGCAGCCTATGTGGGCAGAGATAACGAAACAGTGACGGAACTTAGGCAGAGATATGCGGCGGCAGTATATGCAAAAAGCGTATCGATGAAAGAGTCTATAAAAGCAGGACTCATGGAGTTGCAAGGTGTGGATAATGTAACCATCTATGAGAACAGAAGTGATGTGACAGTTGACGGACTGAAACCGCATAGTTTCCTTGCAATTGTGCATGGCGGTGATGACATGGAGATAGCTCAGGCTATACTCAATAAAGCTCCGATAGGCATTGACACTAACGGCGATATTGAGCTTGAAGTAAAAGACAGTGAGGGAACGGCGGAAAAGGTGCGGTTCAGTCGACCTGTTGAAGTTCCTATTTGGGTAAAAGTCATTATCCATGAGTACAAAGAGGAAACATTGCCGGGCGATTTGGTAAATACAGTCAAAAAAATAGTAGTAGATACGGGCAAAAAACTAAATATGGGTGTAGATGTTATATCTCAAAGGTTTGTAGGTCCTATTTACAGTGAAGTAAACGGCATAGCATATCTCGATATAAGCATATCCAAAGATGGCAGTAACTATGTAGACAAAAGTATTCCTATTGACCGTGGAGAAGTTGCTACATTCAGCATAGAACGCGTAACAGTGGCAATGGAGATTTAGAATATGGGCAAACCTACAGAACGAATGCTGTATCTGCTGCTGTCGCAGTTCTATGACAAGCCTGTTATAAAGGCAATACTTGAGGTCATCGGTGAAGAATTTGAGTATCACGAACAGTTAAAAGAGCAAGTACGCACTCAGATATGGCCAGATGTAGCAGTTGGCAAACAGCTTGATATGTGTGGAGAAGTTGCAGACATCTCACGCAAGGTTGACGCTGTTATAGCTAATGATTTTTTCGGATTTCCCGAACATGGCGATAAGACATTTGGTACTGCAAAATTTTACAGATATGGTGACACTTATATGTCATCTGCATCACTGAATGACGATAAGTACAGATTTGCTATTTTTTCAAAAATAGCAAAGAACACTACAGACGGCAGTAGAGAGAGCACGCTTGTAAGTATAAAGAGAATGTTTGGATTAAGCCGTGTAGTTGCTGTTAATGGCGGTAATGCCAAAATCCGTGTAGGTATTGGCAGATACGTATCAAGCAACGAAATGAACCTCATAAATACTCTTGACCTTGTTGTTCGTGGCGCAGGAATAGGCATAGTGTATTTTTACTGGTTTAACGGAACAAAAACATTCGGTTTTAGCCGTAATGGTAAGAATGTCGGTAATTTCAGCGGTTTTGGTATAGGTACATTTGCCAGAGTGCTTGAAATTAAAGGCAGTTTAGTATAAGAAAGGCGATGATAATATGAGTATCACACAGCCAGATTTCAACAAAATCTTTGCAAGCGGTGCGACTACAGGTGAGGTACTACAATGGCCTGATGCATCGTTTTTGCGTGGGTGGGGCTATCTGCAACAGAATGAACCGCCGCCTATGGAATTTTTTAATGCATTGCAACAGTTGAGCGACACAAAGGCACAGTATCTTTTTAAGGCTGGCAACATCAGAGAAAATAATAAGCAGTATTCTGTTGGCGATATTGTTACTTCGCCTAATTTGCCGTCAAGGTACAGTCTTAAATGTACTGTTGAGGGTACAACGGCAGTCAATGAGCCTACGTTTTCTTCTGTCAGCAATGGCTCGTTGGTAACAGACGGTAGTTGTCAGTGGATGGTAAAAGATAAGTTGGGCGGAAATGTTGTTGTCCAAAAATCAGTGCCGACCAATCAAGGCGAAGGCGATGTGTGGATAGAAACAACGTAAACATATGGTGACACTGCTGTAGATAGGGGGAATCCATAGTGTTCAAGGTGTATTACAACGATATTTCGATAATCCGGGGCGATACTGGGTTCTTTGCAATTAACATCTGCAACAGTAATGGTGAATCTGTATCGCTTGCCGATGACGATGTTTTGATTTTTACAGTTAGGGCAAATCCCAATGCTGAGATAGCTATACAAAAAAGAATGACAGGTACAAATAAACTGGTGCTTGAACCGTCCGACACGGCAGACCTTGAATTTGGCAAGTACTGCTATGACGTGCAGCTCACAAGGGCAGACGGCTATGTTGATACAGTCATTCCGCCTCACACTTTCCGTATAATGGAAGAGGTGACGTACTGATGACCTGCTATGAAAAACTGCATGGACATATCAGCGCAGAAGAAGAGGTGCTGACAGGGTGCATAAGTAAAGATGTGGGTACAGGTACTTATGAGGGCGATTACACAGCGGTATCAAAAGTAGAGGGGGATTATTATTTGCCCACAAAAGATAAGTTGCTGAACAGTGATATAACAGTTAAAAAGATTCCATATTACGAAACAAGTAACTTGTCTGACGGCATTACTGTTTATATTGGTGATGAAAGCGAGGTAAATTATGGCTGAAAAGACAATTTCAAAGGTTGTTTATGGTGGCAAAACACTTATTGACCTTACATCTGATACTGTTACTGCGGATAAAGTGCTGAGCGGTTATACTGCTCACGATAAGAGCGGTGCTGCTATCACAGGTACTTGCACATTCGACGCAGATACAGGCGATGCTACTGCAGCAGTTGCCGAAATTTTAAGTGGCAAGACTGCGTATGTCAATGGCAACAAATTAACAGGTACGATGAAAAATAATGGTGCTGTGACTGGCACTATTAGCAAGAAAGAGGAAACATATAATATTCCGATTGGTTATCATGATGGCAGTGGTAAAGTGTCCATCAGTACAACTGAGCAGGCAAAGATTATTGCTGGTAACATCCGTGCTGGCATCAGCATCTTGGGTGTTACAGGTACAATGTCCGGTACAGAAGATGCGAAAGCACAAGCCAAAACAGTCGTACCGAAAACAACTCAGCAAACAATTTTGCCAGATGATACACAAGGATTCAACTATTTATCTCAGGTTACAGTAGAAGCTATTCCGTACAATGAATCGGATAATGCGCAAGGTGGTGTTACCGTAACAATCGGATAACAAGGAGGAAACTATGGCAGTCAATAAAGTGATTTATGGGAACACAACGCTTGTTGACCTGACAAGTGATACTGTCACGGCAGATAACATGGCAGCGGGTGTTCGTGCTACAGGTGCAGACGGCACTAAAATTGTAGGATTACTGCCTAAAGTTGCTATTGATAATGAGTTATCGCTGACCTCTACGAATCCTGTGCAGAACAAAACAATTACTGCGGCTTTATCTAATCTTGATATTGATATAGCAACAAATGATGAAATTGATAATGCTTTAAACCTTGCGGGCAGTGGAGATTTACCGACAGGCGGTGGGGGTATTGTCCCCATTGCTTTGGGCGGTACAGGCGCAACAACAACAGCCGGAGCACGTACAAATTTGGGCGTAAGTGCTACAACGGACTTTGCAAAAGTGGCGTTCAGCGGAAGTTATAACGATTTGACAGGAACTCCTACAATACCGACTGCAACAGGTGATTTGACTAACAACAGCGGTTACATTACAAGCAGTGCTCTTAATGGTTATGTAAAATCGGTTAATGGTACATCTCCAGACAGCAACGGCAATGTATCAATAAGCGTGAGCGGTGGCAGTGGCGGTAGCGTAACAGTAGATGCTGAGTTATCGTCGACAAGCACGAACGCTGTCCAAAATAAAGCTGTCTATGCGGCGGTGGATAAAAAGTTGGATAAAACAGGTATAGCTGCCTATGCGACAAGGGACAGTTCTGGCAATGTGATTATCAATACATATGCAACTAAAACAGATTTGAACAGCTATGTGAAATCAATCAACAATGTTAAGCCTGATTCTGACGGCAATGTGACTATCAGTGTTGGCGGTGGTAGTGGTAACTATACATTACCTACGGCAAGCAGCAGCACGCTTGGCGGTGTTAAGATTGGTAGCGGCTTGACAATCAACACCAGCGGCGTTGTGTCAGCTGATGTTACGTCATCTACGTTAACGGCATATGCTAAGACAACGGACTTATCAGCGGTTGCGACAAGCGGTAGCTACAATGATTTGAGCAACAAGCCGACTATCCCAAGTGCGTATACATTGCCAAACGCTACAAGCAGTACGCTGGGCGGTGTTAAGGTAGGCAGTAACATCAGCGTATCAAACGGCATTATCAGCCTTGCCAAAAGCAACGTGACAAGTGCTTTAGGGTATACTCCTGCTACTACTAATAATGCGTCTTTCACCGGTACAACGATGGTGCAGACGCTGACCGTCAGCAGTGCTCTTAATATCCCCGGCGGCAGCATCTGGATTGAGTAGGTGGAGATATGAACATATTAAGCAAAAAATTGTATGTACAAAAAACAGGCGGCACGGCTGTTGCTTGCAACATCTACTCAACCTCGGCAGAAGCCGGGGACAAAGCTCTGCGAGTAAGAGTTGATAACACTGACGGCTATATAGCCCTCAAAGCGACAGATGATGCCAACACTACAGGCATGCGTGTAAAAATCGGTGATGTTATCTATGCAGTTGCGACAAAGCACGAGAGCGGTGGCGGCGTTGCTGTGCCGTACACGGAACAGAATTGGACAAAGGCTGGAACATATACGTTTGTTGTGCCTGCTGGCGTATCACGTGTGCGTGTTGCTGTCTGTGGCGGTGGCGCAGGCAAAGGCGGCTGGGGCGCAGGCGGTAACGGCGGTGATTCATCAGCTTTTGGTGTGACGGCAACAGGCGGCGAAGGCGGTAGCGTATGGACATATGGCGAGGGTGGTACGCCTAATGGATATGCGTCCAAAGGTAATAAGTTGACTGATGGCTTTGCGTTATCATTTGTCAAGTCAAGCGGTGGTTACGGCGGTGGAGCTAACTATGGTGGTTCTGGCGGTTATGATAGTCAGTATGCTAATGTTACCGCTGGGCAAAGCTATAGTATTGTTGTAGGCAAATCTGGCGGCACAAACGGCGTGGCTGGATTTGTTTTAATAGCCTACGGAGGTGATATTTAGTGGCAGAAAATATGATTGACCTTAACGGTCTTGTACACGTATGGAGTAAGGTTAAGACGTTGACTGCCAACTGCGTTAAGGCGAGTGACCTTGCAACAGTGGCAACGTCGGGTAGTTACAACGACCTCAGCGACAAGCCAACCATCCCATCTGCATATACATTACCGACGGCATCGAGCTCTGTTTTAGGTGGCGTAAAGATTGGCAGTAATATAAGCGTGTCGAGCGGTACGATTAGCATTACCAAAAGCAATGTAACATCTGCGCTGGGGTATACTCCTCCTGCAAGTGATACAGTCTACAATAACGCGACTACATCCACGGCAGGACTTATGAGCGCATCTGATAAGGCAAAACTTAACAGCATAGCGGATAACGCTAATAATTATATACATCCACCAACACATCCTGCAGGCATGATTACTGGTCTTGCAGGCGTAGCAACAAGCGGAAGTTACAATGACCTTACGGATAAGCCTACAATACCTGCATCCTCTACGGTGGACAGTGAGCTGTCATCTACGTCAACCAATCCTGTACAAAATAAAGTCATCAATGCTGCGTTAAACAGCAAGGCAGACAGCAGTGTACTGAGTGCTTATCTGCCGTTGGCAGGTGGGGCGTGTACAGGCGGTGTGAGCGCACCTAATTTCCAGACAGGTACAGGGGCAACAAATTATTTCCAATGCCGTAAATTTAGGGGCGAGGGCGATGCAAACACTTACTATCATGCTGTGGATTTCGGTTATTCGGGGCATGACAGTGTGGATTTTTATGAGTACGACCCAAATTGGCGTTTTTATAAATGCACAACAGGTACAAAGTCTGGAGCTGTGCTGGTCGGCAATATCAACGAAAACGGATGGAATGGTGGAGCGGTTCTGAGCGGCGCTCCGACAGCACCGACAGCCGTTGCTGGAACAAACACTACGCAGATAGCGACAACTGCTTTTGTGCAAACGGCAGTCAGTAGCAAGGTTAGTGCATCGGCGCTTGCTGCGGTGGCGACATCTGGCAATTATAACGACCTGACCAATAAGCCTACAATTCCTGGTGCTTATACATTGCCTTATGCTACAAGCAGTGTTTTAGGTGGCGTTAAAATCGGCAATAATATAAGCGTATCAAGCGGAATAATCAGTTTGTCCCAAGCTAATGTAATCAGTGCTTTAGGTTACACTCCGTCTGCAAGTGATACAACGTATGGCAATGCTACAACAACATCATCAGGTCTTATGAGTAGCACGGATAAGGTTAAACTGAACGGAATTGCCGATAATGCAAACTATTACATTCATCCGTCAACACATCCGGCAAGCATGATAAGCGGGCTGGCTAATGTAGCCAAGACAGGCAGTTACAACGATTTGACCAACAAGCCTACAATACCAGCGGCCGTCATTGTGGATGATACACTGGATGCTAACAGTACAAACGCCGTCCAAAACAAGGTTGTGTATGGGATGGGGCAAAAGTTTTTTAACCAGATTAGCGCATTGGCAGTCGTCGCACGTACAGGCAGTTACAGCGACCTTACAGGTACGCCCGGCAATGCGACGGCATCTGCGGCAGGACTTATGAGTGCTGCTGATAAAAGCAAACTGGATGGCATATCATCTGATGCTGGCAGTGTAAAGATGATAGTTTATAGCTAAGGGGGTTAGATTGTGGCGAAAGTAAAAGCTAGATATCATATCAAAGGAAAATCCGGGTATGATGATTATTATTTTGAAACAGTTTTAAGCCAGATTGTTGATAGCCCTATTAAGTCGTTGGAACGCAATACAACATACGCGATAAACGCCGTGTGCTGTTTGTCGACAATGAGTAAAGGGGCGTTTTTGATTTGTACTATGAGTGGTACAACAGCTAGTACTGTTCCGTATGGGTACAATTACGCATCTGAAGGCATGATAATTACAGATGGTTCAGCAAGATTTAAAGTGCATTACTTTGAACGATTAGCAAGCCTTGATTCTCCTACGTTCTCTGGAACTCCGATGTCACCTACTCCTGACCGTGGGGATGACAGTACAAGGATAGCAACAACAGCTTATGTAATGAGTGCCGTATCTGACGTACAGGCTGGCGTATCTAACATCAAAGATATGACAGGTGCAACGGATTATTCTAACGGCACACATGGATTAGTTCCTGCTCCTCCTGCTGGCTGGCAATCAAGATTTTTGCGTGCTGATGGCACATGGGCAAAACCTAGTGATTCAACATACAGTGCTGGCGGTGGCATTTCTTTGTCTGGCAGTACTTTTAGCAATAGCGGTGTCAGAAGCGTATATGTCAGTGATGCTACATTGACGATTGATACAGGCGGATATAGTAAGACGTGGACTATTGATAATGTTGTAAATGCAAGTAACGCAATAAACGATGAAAACGGCAGTAATATTACTAAGACTTATGCTCCGTTACAGAATCCTACATTTACAGGTACTCCCAAAGCTCCTACGGCTACAAAGGGTACAAGCACTACACAGTTAGCAACAACGGCGTTTGTCGCAACAGCAGTGGCAGATGTAGTAGTAATGACAGGCAGTAATCCAGCTCAGGGCGGTATCAAAGGTTTAGTACCAGCTCCTCCGCGTGGGGCGGCAACAATGTTTTTGAGAAACGATGCTCAGTGGGCAGAACCAGCAGACATGCAAGGCGCAACAACAAGTGTTAGTGGCACACATGGATTAGTTCCTGCTCCTCCTAAAGGTAACAGTATCAGATATTTGTGTGCTGATGGTACATGGCGAGAGGTTGACCTTGATGGTGCGAGAACAAAACTTATTGTTTATTCTTGAGGTGATATGACATGCAGTATAAGGTTATATCAAAAGGCGTGAAATACAAAGTCATGAAATCTGCACTTGCCTACAAACCTCTGATTTATAAGGCTGTAATCATAGTGCTGAATATTAAAATGCCTGGTGGTTCAGCTTTGGCTAATCAATATGTAACGATTAACGGCAATACATATATGACTAATGCTAGTGGGCGTGTTTCAATTACTGATGATATGGGACTGAGCGTAACATATAGAGTAAAATACAATGATTTGTATTATACAGATATAACGGTAACATATATGGCTAACGCAAGCTATAACGTGACGTTGGAACAGCATGTAGCTGCTGGCAGTGTAAGTGTAAGCGCATGGAATTATAGCAATAATAGTTTTGAGAAAAAATCGTATACACTTACAATTCCTGCTGTTGTAAAAATTATCAAGATAACAGGTACAGGATTTGATGGTTTGAGTGATGAATCAACAGATTATGCATACATAGGCACGAGTGGTAGAACAGAAAGTGCTGGAAATACTGTAATCCAATATGGCAATGGCAGTTTCACTAAATACGTCGGTGTAACTGCTGGCAAAAGCTATACTCTGTATGGCAGATGGATAAAAGATGCAGTTATATCGTGGTCTGATGAAATTAACACCCATAAAGCAGATGTGACAATTTAGGAGGGTATGTATGGCAAAAATAGCTCATGTAATGTATGGCAGAGTAAGGGCGGTATATGACACAGATATGACATTTGAGGAATGGAGATTAGCTCATTCTCCTGCAATGATGTTTATCGATGTGACCAACACGGACGCAGAAGTGGGTGATGATGTTGACCTTAACGATGATGGCAGCTATACAATCGTTCCGCAGGAAGAGTGGTATAGAATCGCCGAAAAACGGCTCAACAATCAAAACACTTTCGCTGAGGAAAAGGAAATTAAACTGAATGAGCTTAACAATCTTGTGGCAAACACACTGCTGGATGCGTTTATGTGCAGAGTAACAGTAGGGCAGAGAACATTTCTTGCAATGGAAAAACAAGCTCTTGCGTATATTAACGATAACAAAAAGGGCAGACTGTTGCAGGAACTTGCAAAGGCTGAATGTGTCGATGTACAGACTATGGCTGAGCGTATCATGGAACGTCATAACAAGATTGCAGATACAAACGATAGACTGATTGGCTATTACGAAAAATGGCTTGACGTTATCAGCAAAGCAAAGACTATCGATGAATTGAAGTGTATTGAATTCAGCGAGGTTGAGCAATGAATTACGATGAAGTGTTTCACAAAATAATCTTGAAACCGCCAAAAGACAAGGATAATCAGAAATATCTTGTCACACAGACGTTGGTACATCACTCTACGTATCAGGGATATAACAGACTGACAGACCCGTTGAATATTGGGGGAGAGATGATTTCTCTTGTACCGGACAAAAAACTGGTGACATTAGAAGATGCTATAGAGAATGCAACCGATAATGTTGTAAAGAACATCAACGGCAGAGACGTATATCTGCTGTTGAGCGGAGGTATTGACAGCACGCTTGTGTTCTATGCGCTGGTTAAAAGAGGTATTCCGCTTACAGTAGTAAGTGACCAATACGCAGTCATGGAGTATATGCGACTGTATAAGCAGATACTCCATCACGAATTCAAGGATGTAAGTTTTTATCCATCACTGAAAAATTCTTTTGCAGAACTTGCGAAAGATAAGAACATTTTGCTTGTGACAGGTGAGATTGGCGACCAGACTATGGGAACAATGGTGAACATGGAGCTTACGTACAAAGAACGTAATACAACTATGGCTGATGCAGTGAAGACTGACCTGTTGCACAAGATTTGCGTAGGTGAGTTTAAAGGCAACTTCACACAGGCTTGCATAGCAACGTATGGTGATGTTATTACATGGTTGGAGAAAACTCCTGAGAATTGCACAGTAGCTGAGTTCCTATGGGCAGTCAACTTCATCTACAAATATCTGCTTGTCATCTACAGACTGTATATGTGTGGTATGGTGCAGTATGGCGAGGGAAAGAACGTAGTACATTTCTTTGACACGGAAAAATTCCAGCAATATGCAATGTCACACTACGAGGAAAACTGCGCATACGTAAAAGACTATGAGTATAAACAGGCATTTAAAAATTGGATTTATACTCAGAACGGCGACGAAGAATTCCGCAAATATAAACTGAAAGTGCCGTCACTGCGTCTGAGTAACTATTGGAGAGAGAGGGTGCGATTAGATGTGTGATTTTCTGTTATGGAAAAACGCCAAAAGCATATTCTATATGGCATCCATAGCTGCCACGTGGATATGGACTCCTGCTATATTCGTCAGCAGTGAGAAAGCATATTACAGTGGCTTAGGTGGATTCCTGCTGTTCCTTATCCCTAACATCCTTACGCTTATGCTGTTTGCATATTTTGCATCGGTGGTAAGACAAAAGACTGATGGATTTACTCTTACAGATGCTATTAAGGGTGCAGGAAAAGGGCAACAGAGGTTACACCTTGCAGTATCATGTACTATACTGATTTGCTCGACGTGCGTCCAACTTATGGGACTGCATACTCTGTTTGTGGCGTGGGGTGATATACCGAAATGGCTGTCAGCACTCACTGTGTCTATTATGGCGTTGGCTATGGTTTGGCGCGACGGATTAAAGGGCAGTATACTAGCAGACTATAACAAGTATTTTCTTATGCTTTTCGGTGGGCTGGTGTTGCTTATAGCAGTGTTGGTTGACGGCGGTTCTATTAACATTGCAGGAAGAAAACCTGTTCCGTTTATGGAGCTGTTGGGTGCGTTTGGTATACCTACTATTATCGGTTTATTGTCTGCACCTTATGTTGACCAGACTTTTTGGCAAAGAGTTTTCAGTATAGACAAGGATAAAATAAAATCGACTTTTATCGGCAGTGCGCTGATGTTCGGCATCATACCTGCCGTTTTTGGTTTAATTGGTTTTTGTAGCGTTGGTGGTACAGAATGGACGATTGCGACGGCTTTTCAGTCATTTCCGTTGAAGGTCATTCTTGCTATATGCGTATTATGCGCCTTGATTTCGACTCTTGACAGTAATCTATGCGCCTTGTCATCCATTGTTTGTGCTGATATGAAGCAGTCAATCAGCATTGGCAGATTATCTATGATAGCATTGCTTATTGTAGCATCTGCCGTAATGATAATGACAAATTTGGGCATTACAGATATGTTCTTGATTTATGGCACTATACGTACTTGTGTGGCACTGCCGACAATACTAATTATTTTAAACAGATATAATCCGCAACGATTACTGTACTCAACCATAGTATCAGTTACAGTTGCGCCATTGGGATTTATTGCAAGCGGCGGTAATTGGATGTTTACAGTGCTTGCATTGATTATCCCAGTGTTTGGTTATGACAGGAGGTAAAAAATGGCTCAGTCAACAACAAATCTCGGCAAGATACACGTCTTTCCTTCAGAAACACTATACAATCAATTTAAAGACATCATCGCAGATAACGATTTAGCCCTGTTAAAAGATGATGGGGCGTACATCATTGCAGCCAACCTCGCGCAGAACGGCTATGTAAAATTTAGCAATGGGCTAATTCTGCAGTGGGGATATAAAGGAATCGGTGGCGATAAAAACATAACATTTCCAA